GATATCCTTGCGTGCATTGAGCGACCTTACGGCGCCGCTGCCGCTGCCATACTGGGAAACGCCCTGAGAGATCAGGCCGCTTTCCTTGCCGACCGAGAGATCCGAGCTATCGAGCGCCTCGAGACGGCGCCGATAATCTTCCTCGTCAAACACCTGCCCCATCAGCCGCGCACCTGCAATTCGAGCGCGACCAGGACGCCGCCGATGCGGCGGGTGGAATCGTCGACGCCGATGATCTGGACCTCGGCGCCGCGGACGACGACCACATCCAGATTGGTCAGCGGCAGCAGGTCCGACACGGACACCTTGCCAGGCGCGACGGCCGCGGTGGGATCGTTGAGCAGGATCACCCTGCGGTCGCCCTGCTGGATCGCGCCGGCGATGTCCTTGGGCTGGTAGCCGAGCACGCGGCCGAGCGCATCGGCCTCGGCCGAGACCGCGCGCGATGCGCCCCTGCCGGCGTAGCGGCGCACGGTGACGGTCTCGCCGATATCGGTGAGCATGGTGCGATGGCTTTCGAGGACGTCGTCGGGAGTCATTTTTTCGGATCTAGGCTGCCGCCGGGATGTAGCTGTCGATGGTGCCGCCGCCGCCGTCGACCGCGCCGGCCGACCGCGCGTTGCTCTTGTGGATCTTGGCCCCGCTGATCGCGTAATAGCCGACGTTCGAGCCGCCGGCCGGAAGATCCGCCTTGGTCCGGTCGCACCACATTTCGAGGCCGGTATCGGACATGAACGCGGTCGGCCCCGTCACCCCGTCGCCGAGGTCGCTGGAATAGGTGCCGGCGCAGAGCGCCTTGCCACCGAGCGCGCGGACGCTGCCGCCGCGGCCGAACTTGAAGTTGCCGCCGATATCGATCCCGACGCAATCCTCATGCAGCGTCCAATTGTTGCAGGACTGGTTGTTGAGCCGGCCCTGGTCGATGCCCCAGCAATTGACCGACAGCATCTGTGTGCCGCTCGACACCGTATCGTGCCCACTGAAAAGATCGGTCGCGTTCGCACGGCCGCCGCAGCCGGAAAGATACATCAGCCCATTGATGCCGAACACACCGAATCCACGGCATTGCGTGTTGACGCCGCCGCCGCCATAGCTCGCGGTGCTGTTCTTCGCGACGACGATCTTTTTGACCAGCTGCTGCGTCGACATGTTGTAGTCGAGGCAGGCGTTGGCGCCGCCCTCGAGGTCGAAATTCTCGACGAAGCAATTGATGGCCGACGTGATGCGCAGATTGTGCACGCCGGAAGCGCGATAGATCACCGTGTTGGTATAGGTCGGCTTCTGGCCGTCGAGACGGCGGATATGGATGTTGGTCCCGTCCAGATAATAACCATCATCGGTGCTGCCCGCCGCCAGGGCCGCGAGGCTCGCATAGAGGGTGTGGTCGGTGTTGGAACCGTAGACATTCTGCGCGAGGCGGTTGGTGACGCGGTCCGCATTGGCGAGCGCCATCGACCAGACGTTGCTGTACGTGCCATTGACCGCGAACGGAGTGAAGACGCTGGACTGCTCGAACAGTCCCATGCGGGCGCGTCCGCCCGACACTGTGCCGAGATAGAAATCCTGCGTCGGCAGGACACCGTTCGGACCCATCTGACGATAGAAATCCGCGTCGTCGTCACCGAGGATCGCGACCGGCTGACCGAGCGCATTCATTGCGGTGAAGCAGCCGCCCAAGGACAGCTTCTTGGTAGCCGTCGAGAAGCCGTTATTGGCATCCGAGCCGCCCGGACCGAAGCGGTAGACCACGGCGGGATTGGTGCGCGCAGGCGAAAACCTGTCGAATGCAGCCTCCGGCGACAGACCCGCATCGCCCCTTGCGAGCGCCATCCCTCCGGGATCGCGAAGGGTCGGGTTGATCGGAAAATTCGTGGTGTCGAAGCCCAGGCCGGACGGCAGATAGATCCGGCTTCGGGCCATCCCGGAGTGAGCGGCGCGGCCCGTGGATGTCATGCGAGACGGCATCGGGCAGCCTCAGTTCTGGAGGACTTCGGCGACCAGCGTGAAGATCTTGCCTGAGCCCGGCGTCACGGCCGATCGGGCCTCGAGCACGGCGAAGATGTTCTTGGTGCCTGCCCCGCAGTCGAAATTCCACTCGCTGCCGATCGAGCGCACGCCAAAACCTTTGACGGCCGGATCGCTGAATTGCTGCGACAGGGTGATGTCGACATACCCCATATAGGCCGACTCCGTGGCCTGGTAGGTTTCCGAGGCGTTGAACGCGCCGTTGTCGCCGACGCCAAAGGTCGGAAGATCGCGGAACAGGTGCGCACGGATGGTCGCGTTCTTGAATGCCGTGTCGTTCACCTTGAGACGAAGAGCCCGGATCATGCCGGAACCGCCATTGACGCGGCCGACCGGCAACGCGATGGCGCTGGGTTGCGGCGAGGTCGTGGTGACGTCGGCGATCAGATCGCCGATCGCATAGGCATTCGTATCGGCCGGCCGCGTGATCGTCCCGGCGGCGTTCGCGGAGATGCCGACACCAGCGATCACCTCGGCGAACGTGCCGTCGCCCTCGTCGTGAAGAAGCTTCGGGCTGTCGGTTTGTCCGGCTTGCCGATCGGTCATGAAAGCACCCTTCCCCGTTAGGAAATCGAGAGATTGGCGAGCAGGCTTGCGGCCGCAGCCTGCGTCACCTGCGCGAATTGCGGATTGTTCTGGTATTTGCGCCAGCCGACGCCGTCGATCCGATCCTCGGCGAGCATGCCGTCGCGAGACAGCACCGGCATCAGCGCGCGGACCGACAGGCAGATCGCAGTCGACAGCTGCGGCGGCGTCACGCGGCCAGGCTGGCTGTCATAGCCGCAGGAATAGCGGATGCGGACCGATGCATCGTCGGCGCGAGCAACCGGCCAGGACTTACCGTAGAGCGGCGCGATGGCCTGGCGGCCGTAGATCTCGCCGGCGCCGAGAACACGATAATCCGTGCCGAGGACCATCGTCGTGTCATTGCCGTTCGCGTCGAAATATTTCACCGATGCGACCGAGATCAGCGGCGGATAGGGAAGCGGGATCGCCAACGGATTGGAGTGAGGGCGCACCGTCATGCGGCGATCGTTGAAGCTGCGCAATTGCAGCTCCCATGTCTGCACGCCGAGCGCGCGGCCGAGCCATCCATTCGTCGACGGATCTAGCGCGGCGATCGCGGCGTCAAGCGCCATCGTGATCAGCACGTCCTGGCTCGAGGTCGAGATGCCGAGCGCGCTCTTGCACTCGGCGAGCGAGACGATCGGCGTCGTGTTGTAGTCGGGCGGCGTGACCAGGACAGGCCGGCCGCCATCGCTGATGTCGTTATTGCGAAACATGACGATATCCTCGACGGCGGCCGGGCATAGTTACTTGGCGGCTTCCACGGCCGCAGCGTGCTCGGCCTCGGCCTTCTCGCCGGCCGCCATGATTGCCGCAACGATGTCGGCCTTCTTGGTCGCGCCCCTCAGGTCGACGCCCCGCTCCTCGGCCGCGGCCTTGAGCTCGTCGACCGTCGCGCCCTCGAGATGCATGCGGAATTCCGCCTTGGCTTTCTCGCGATCTAGCGCGTCGAAGCGCTTGATGTCTGCATCGGTCGGATGACGTGCGCCGCCGACAGCGACCAGGCGCCGCGCCTCAGGCTCGTCGAAATCGTGATGATCGCCCGGCTGGAGAGCCGGTCCGTCCGGCAGTGAATGGTACGACGTCAGGATGACGCGCATCGGTAACCTCCTGAGTTGGAAAAGTGCCCCTACATAAAAAGGGCCGGGAAACGCTCCCGGCCCTCTCCCCCACACAGCGTCCGGAAGGCGATCAGGACGCAGCGTTGACGAACAGCTTCACGGCGCCACCGATGTCGACGAGGTTGCCCGCCGATCGCAACATGGCGAGGAAGCCGACCTGTCCCTTGGACGCGAACGCCGAATCCGTGAAGCGGTACATGGTAACGTCCATCACGTCGCGGATCGTGTAGAACGAGAAGTCGCCATAGGCGATCGACTTCGCGTTTGCCGCCATGGTGGCAACGTCCTGGTTGACCTGGATCGGATCGCCGAGCAGCGTATCCGGAATCTTGCCGGCGACGCCGCCCGTCGGAATCGCGAACTCATAGCCGGGCACGAAGATCGGCCGCGACTGGCCGTCCTTGATCTTGCGGATCACCTTGACGCTGCCGTCGTGCATCATCCACTTGCAGTTGCCGAGCGCGCGATAGGCCGGATCGACCGAATGCTGCATATCGATCAGGCTGTCATAGACGATCGCGGAGACCTGGCTGGTACTGTTTGCCGCGGTGACCCCGGTACCGGCAGCGGTGATGATGCCGGTCGGCTCGTTCGAGCCATCGCCGGCGCCGATCGTGTACTTGGTATTGGTGATGCGGCCGAGGCGCGTGGTGAGCCGCTTCAAAACGAATTGCTCGACGTCGACCTCAGAGTCCTGCAGCAGCTCGATCGGAACGGTCACGGTCTTGGACGAGAATTTGTAGACCACCAAGGGCACGGAGCCGAACGAGATATCCGCGCTCGCCGCAGTTGCGTTCTGCGCCAGAACTTCGCCGGTTTCGCTGGTGCCGTCCGACGTCGGGTAGTTGATGTTGTTGCCCTGCGCCGTCTGGATCACATTGGCGACCGCACGCATGCCACCGTAAGCCTTGAGCGCGTCGAGGACGGTCTTGGCGACGTCCGTCTGCACGGTATAGCCGCCCTGACTACCCGTGGTGGTGGACATGGTGTTCCGGATCGCGTCGCGATGCTCGGCCCATTCCTCGGCGGTAAGACCGTCATTGCCGTTACGCAGCCACTTGGCGAACAGCGCCGAGGCGCGGGACTTCTGGTCGACCGCGACGCGCTCGGCGGCGTTGATGACCAGGTCGCGCTGCAAATTGTCGGCCGTGGCCTGGATCAGGCGCTCGTGGCGCTTGATGTTGGCCTGGATATCGACGAGCTGCGCGTCGAGGCGATCCCATTCCGGTCCATCGACGTCCTTGTTCCACTTGTCCGCCGGCTTGTTCGCCAGCGCCTGCATGACGGTCACAATGGACGCGCCCTGCTCTCGCAACTGCTGAAGGCTCATGTCATTCCCTTTCGCGACATGGTTGGAAGCGCCACTGCCGGACGGCCGCGGCGGTTGGTCTGCTCGGCGCGGCGCGCTTAGGCAGTCAGTGCGAGCAGGCGCGCCTTGCGCTGGCGCTGATCCCGCTCAAATTCGTCAGCGGCGTCGGCGGCGGCCGCGGACTTTTCAGCCGGACTGCGGGCTGCCGGCGCATGGGCGAAGGCGGAGACGTCCCAGCGCGACCGCGCCTTGGCCTCGTCACCGTCGTCATCGCCTTCCTTGTCGCCCGCCATCTCGTCGCAGAGTCCGCAATCGATCGCCTCTTGCGGCGTCAACCATGTTTCGGCCGCCATCATCTTCATGAACGAGGGTGAGTCCTTGCTGCCGCGAGCGGCGTAAGCGTCGGCGAGCTGGCCGTCGATCTTCTCCAGCAATTCCGCGGTCGCCATCAAGTCGTCGGCATTGCCGATGCCCCAGGTCCAAGCCTTGTGGATCATCATCATCGACGCCGGCGCCATGACGACCTTGCTCGCGGCGATCGCGACGACCGACGCCGCCGAGGCGGCATAGCCGTCCACATGAGCGATGATCTCGCCCTTGTATTCGCGCATCAACTGCGCGATGCCGACGCCGGCGAACACGTCTCCTCCCGGCGAGTTGATGCGCAGATGCACCGCGCCCGACATGCCGCGCAGCGACCTGGCGAAGCCTTCCAGCGAAACGCCGCCGAACCATTCGGCCTCGATCTCGCTCGATACGATCATGTCATAGAGCTCGATCGTGTTGCTGGCCGCGTCGGCACGGAAGCTGCCACGCTTGGCATTGGCTGCAAACAGGCTGAGGAGACGGCGATCTTTCATGCTGCTGCGTCCTTGTTCGGTTCGGATTCGGATGACGCCGTGTTGCCGCCGGTGCCCCCAGGATTGACCCCAAGCTTCGAGGATTCGCCGCCCATGGCGCGCTGACGAAGCTTCGCGCGGGCCTCGTCGACGGTCAGCAGCTGACGCTCGCCGGCGCGGCCGACCAGCGTGCGCAGCGACGTGGCGAGCGTGCTGGTGTCGGCCTGCTCCAGGTCTGACGTGTCGAACATCGTCATCCGCGCGCGCGTGCGGAACAGCTTGCGGTCAAGCTCGCGCTCGATCTTGTTGAGATATGGCCGCAGCGTGTAGCGCACGAAGCCGATCGACATGGCCTCGACGCCGGAGCCCCAGGACGTGGTCTTTTCGTTGTGCCCGATCATGAACGGCGGCACGCCATAGGCGCGCGCGATTTCCTCGATCTGAAACTGCCGCTGGCCAAGCAACTGCATGTCCGAATTGGAGATCTGCAGGGTCGTCATCTTCAGGCCGGAATGCAGCATCATCGGGCGATGTGCGTTCTCGACCGAGCGGTGACGCTCGTCGATCAGATCCTGAATTTCCCTGATCTTGGGCGGCTGCAGTTGCTGATCTGTCGACAGCGCATAGTCGGGGCGCGCGCCGTTGGTGAAGAACCGGCCCGCATATTCCTGCGCAGCGACGGCGACCCCGCCGGCGTTCCGCAGCGAGTAGCGCAGCGGCGTCATGCCGCGCAGTCCGTCGAAGCCGAATCCCGGGACGTGGATAATATCGTCCTGGTCATAGTCGCGGACCTCGCCAATGGTCTGTCCGTTCGGCAGCACTTCCGGCGCGATGCGATAGACCGCCCGCCCCGTTTCCTTGACCACGCCATTGACGACGCGATGCGGATGCACCGGCTCGAGCCCTATGGGCTTGAAGCTCACCCGATCGCGCCGGATGATGGCGAACGCGTCGCCCTCGGCCAGGATCGACTTGGCGAGGAATTCCCAGCCGATCGGCGCCGGCCATCGAGCCGACATCTCCTCGTTGAGCACCCACAGAAACGGGTCGTCGAAGATCCGCGTCCGCTCACCGGTCGGAATGTCGACGTTCATCATGTTGACCGGCAGCGTCTGGATCGCGCCGCCGATCAGGTTCCAGCAGGCGTAAATCGCCGTCACGGTCGCGGCCGTGCGCTCGGTCAGGAAAGGAACGCCATATTGCTCCTGCGGCCCGAACAGATCCGACCACGCCTGAGAGCCGCGGACGTATTCGGTCAGCGGGATCTGACTTGAATTTTTCGGCGGCTCGAAATCGTCGGGAACGACGATCGCCGGCGAGCGGCCGAGGATGCCATCGAGCCAGCTCACAGCAACACCAGCCCTGCGATCGGCGCTGCCGGCGCCATCGCGATTGACTCGGTCATGACAGCGGCGACGATGCCGTCGATCGAATCCTCGGAGCGCTTTTTCGCCGGCACGTAGTTCATGTTTTCGTCAAACCGCACGTTGCAATGCCCCACCATCCAGCGCGCGACCGGGTGGCCGCCGTGATCCATCTCGCCGCCAAACACCTTGCGCTCGAATTCCTTGGTGCCCTGGCCGAGTGATTTGGTGCCGAACCGCATCTCGAGGAACAAATCCTCCGGCTGTCCGGCCTTCACCATGCGGTTGTAGAATTCCAGGGCGTTCCACGAGTCCCAGCCGATCTTGGTGACACGGAAGTCAGCGCAGGCCTTGAGCGCGGCGCTGACGGCATAGTCCAGCTCGAACACGCCGCCCGGTATGGGCTCGATTGCACCCGACGCGGCCCATTGATCGAACGGCGTCCGCTCGGCCTTGGTGCGAGCCTCGATCGTTTCGGTCGGAAGCCAGAACTTCCACACGAATTTGGTGCGCTCGCCCTTGGCGATCGGCGGAAAGCGCAGGCACATCGACGCCAGGTCGAACGATTTCGTGGAGTCGAAACTCAGGATGCATTCGCGCCCCGTGAGTTGCTCGTAAAAGCCGCGCCACGCCTCGCGATCGGGTGAGGCCGCATCCCACTTCCGAACCGATATCCAGCGCGCGAAATCCTCGACCCACTGGTTGAGATGATAGCGGCGGACGGCCGCCTCGGCCGCCGGCGTCACCGCCTTGGCGATCTCGCCTTGCAGGAACGCGATGGTCGGCGACAAACCGAGCGACGGATTCGCCGCGCGCCAAACCTTCGGATCGCGCCAGTCGGCATCCTCGTCCGCTGCGAAGATGACGACCAGCGTCGTCGGATCGTCGATCCGGCCGTCGAGGATTTTCTGCGACTCTTCCCACAGCCGATAGCCGGTCTTTTGCGACTTGAGGCCCGCGGTCGACGCGTAGAGCCTGATCGGCTGCAAGGACGTGCCCTCGCCCTGGCGCAGCGTGTCGGCGAGCTCGGTCGAGACCCATTCGTGCATCTCGTCGCCGACCGTCACGAACGGCGCGCGACCGTGCTTGCCCTTGGCCTTGCCGGGTGTCAGCAGGAAGGGCGAGCGCAGCTCGGCATTCCAGAGCTGCTTGGCAAACACCTTGATCGGCTCGCCCGTCATTTTTGAGCGAAACACCGATGGCGCATAGGCGATCATATCGCCCATCTTGTTGAATACTTCGCGCGCCTGGTTTTCGTCGTGCGCAAAGCAGAAGCCGGCGCCGCGGCGCTGACCCTCGATCGCCCAGAACAACAGCGCCAGTGCGGCCAGAAACTCGCTCTTGCCGTTCTTGCGCGGCACCCACAGCCGCAGCTCGCGAAACAGCCGGACGTGCACCTGCGCCGGCAGCAACGTTTCCGGGTCGATGACCTCGGTCGGCACCTTCCAGCCGACTAGCAGCCGGACGATGATCTCTTGCCACGTCGACAGCCGGAACGGAATGCCGGCGAAGCGCCCGACCGTCAGCTTGAACCAGGTCGGCCAGCGGTCGACGACAGCTTGCGCCTTGGTCATATCGAACCACGCGCCGGGCACCGCAGCCGCGCGTTGCCAGGCGATCCGTGCCCAGGCATAGCCAAGCTCGTCGGCGGCGTGCTTCAGCCATTCCGGTTCCGGATATGGCTGCGACCCCGCGGTCGCCGCGATCGCCAGCGCGGATGCATCCGTCTGCGGTTGCCGATCCTGCATGCATCGTCAGTTCGGCTTCGTGCCTGGCGGGGGAGAATCAAAGGCCGATAGCGAGCCGATCGCGGACCCTTCCGCGATCGGCGCCGGGATTGGCTCCTCGGCCGGCGCGCGCTCGGCGGTATCGTCGGCCCCGGCAGGCGCCGCGGCCTGGCGCTGCACGGCACGGCCGAACAGCGTGTCGTCGTCGAAATGCATTGCGCCGGCGGCGAGCAGCCGATGCCGGTCCTGCGGCGAGAGCCCGAACTTGCCCGAAAGGTCGAGCATCATCTTGGCCGCAAAGTCACGGCGCGCGACGGAGGGGTTTTCGCGGGGCATCTTGTCGCCGGAGACGGTCTTGACCCTGACTGAGTAGCCGGTCGTCAGGATATCTTCGTTTGCGGCGACGAATTCGGCCGCGTAGATGCAGAACATGCCGAACAGCTGCAAATCGTTGTGCGAGAGCAGGTGCAGCCGATCGAGACGCGGCGCGCATTCGTCCCAAACGGCGCTCGCTGGCTTCAGCCGCGGATCATGCAGGTAGCCGGGCTTGCGATCGGACGGCGTGTCGGACCGCTCGGCGACGAGCAGTCCGGCCAGCCGCTCGGCCTCGACGATCGCCCGCTCGGTCTTGCTCTTTCGCTTGCCAGGATAACCCTTGGCAGCCTGATCGAGCGGATTGTCGGGATGACGGCCCATAAAAAATAAATTCCAGCGAATTTTGCGGCAAAAAATGTTCGTCTAGACTGCCGGTCCGCGGGAGGTGGAATTGAACTTTTGCCTACCCCCCACCACACCGACATCCACCGGCAGCTCGGCCAGGGTCAGACGGATGGCGGCCTGGCTATCGAGCCACAGGTCCGCGGTGACGATCTCGCCTTTGGACCACATGACCTCTAGCTTCTGCTTGATGATGTCGTGGTGCCAGCAGCACGCCGACTGCCACATGTCACGGTTCCAGAACTTGGTCTGGTCGCCCTTGTGTGGCTCGACATGGTCGGTCACTTCGCTCGGCGTCACCAAGCCGACAGCTTCGCAGCCCTTGCAGATGGGATGGTGCAGACGAAACAGCCGCGATGCGCGGTCCCATTGGCCTGTGTAGCCGCGCTCGCGCGATGAACCGCGCTCAGCGTCGACGATGGCGTTTTGGTTAGCACGCGTCTGACGTGGTCGAGCGTGAAACTGTTGCGGACGTGATGGCATCTACAAAAGGAAAGGCCGCCTGCGTTGCCACAGGAGGCCTAAGTCAGGGAGGCGAAATGCAGCAGCGCCGCGACACTGCCAACCTATGCGCGCAAAAGCCCGACACGTTGGCGTGCCGGGCTTCATTGCTTGCGGCTCTGGACGGTACCGCTCCCGTCACCCCGCTCGATGCCATTTCAGAGGCTACACCCATCAATGCAAAAGCCCGGCGCGATGGCCGGGCTTTGAGGGTACGCTTCGCGCGTCGACCTGAAATCAGGTCGGAGCATCGAGCATCTCGCTCGACGTTGAACCGTTAGGCCGCGATGGCGATC